ACATAGTTTCTGTTTGCTGCGTCAGTTCCAGACGAAACTGTATCCACACCCTGAATGCGGCCCGTACCGCTAAGTGAAATGTCACCACCTGTTACGGTTAGGTCTCCATTTACAGAGGCACCGCCGCCAGTGGTTTCCAGCTTGTTGACTCCGTTGTGATACAAATATGCAGCGCCGTTGAATACATATCTAAAGCCCCATTCATTATGTACGTCATCAAACAGACCCATAGTGCTAGAGTTATCGTGCATAAACACGGCACGACCACCAATGTTGTAGCCTTCCCAACCACCATGCGCTCCTCCATCAATCTCAATAGAGCCATAGTTTCCAGAGACAGGACGGAAGTAGCCGTTGCCTGTGTCGCCTAAGCGTACACCTGTGCCGTTGACAGTTATTTCAGAAGAGCCGCCCGTTTGCAGGGTAATAGTGTTGTTATCAAACACCAGTCGGGTGTCCGTATCACCTTCATGGTAAAGGCTACTTGCAAGGTGTATGTGATCTACAGCGTTAAGACTGCCGTTGATGTTCAAACCCGCAAACGATGGGCTGTTACTCGTATTTAAACTCTGGTTTGCCGTGTAGGTGGTATAGCCATTGGGGTTTGACGCATCGTACTTTGCATTTAAAGCAGTCTGCAAACCATCTACGTTTGAGATAACGTGGTTGTGGCTGTCATCAGCTACCGTGACACTCAAAGTAGCATTATTAAGGTTAGTGAATGTAGCACTACCAGAAGCATCACCAGAAAGCGTCAACGTAGGGTCAGCCGTGGCTGTAGTAGCAATAGACACGTTACCCAAGTTAGTCATTGTGCCAGAGCCAGTAACAGCGCCTGTCAGTGTAACTGTCGGGTCAGATGTTGCAGTGGCAGTGATCGTAATATCACCTGTTCCATCAAAGGTAGCAGATCCGGTTACAGCCCCGTCCAGCGCAATACTTCTGCCCGTTTGTAATGCAGTTGCTGTACTTGCATTACCCGACAGAGCGCCAGTGATTGCACCGGAACTTGTGATCGTACCTGTGATATCGATGTCACCAGTACCGTTGATGGTGTTGGTATTCAGATCAAGATCACCACCCAACTGTGGCGTAGTATCTTCGATGATGTTTGCAATGGCTTGACCCAGAGTAAATGCAGCTTGGTCCCAGTTTGTACCATCCCAGATATACAACTGGTTATCTGTCGTATCGTAATAGATGGCACCAGTATCCAGTGCATCACCATCATTATCAGTTGATGGGCTAGAAGCCTTCGCACCTAGATAGATGTCTGTAAAATCGTCCAGGGCATCAATGGCGTTTTGACTTGCCGTACTTGCTGTGCTTGCAGAACCCGCTGCCGCCGTTGCCGAGGCCGCTGCGTTGTTCTCAGAAGTAGCCGCCGCCGCTGCGCTTGCAGATGCAGCCGTAGCAGAGCCTAGAATACCGTCAGTGTAACCTTTCGTTGAAGCATGGTCATTAGCTGTGGGTGTCGCCAATCCAGTGATATTGTTGGAACCCATGGCAAGGTTGCCAGACATGCTATCACCGCTTTTGCTAACCTGCAGATCGTCTTGCTGATCAGTATACGCTTTAGTCGAAAGGTCTTGTGCGGCAGTCGGATCGTCTGCGTTAGTGACCTTGTTCGTACCCATGTCGATGGCACCAGACATTGTACCGCCTGCAAGAGGCAATTTGGTAGCAATGCTGTTTGTGATAGTGGTGCTAAAGTTAGCATCATCGTTGATCGCTGCAGCTAATTCGTTCAACGTATCCAATGCTGCAGGAGACGCATCTACAAGTGCTGCAACCTCAGAATCCACGTACGCTTTACTGGCGGCATCCCCGGGGTTCAGAGGAGTACTTAGGTTCGTAATTGTAGCAGTCGTACCTGCATCCATGTTCAATGTGCCGTTGATGGTCACATCATTGAATGTAGAAGACCCTGTGCTTGCATTTACGTTACCCGTAATATCGCCTGTAACTGAACCTGTGATAGTACCTGTTGCGCTGATGTTGTCGAAAGACGATGTGCCTGCAGGGGCAGTGACATTACCTGCTAGGTCACCTGTGAAACCGTTGTTCGCAGCGGCTGTAGTGAAGGTCGCTGCATCAGGTGTTGTCGCACCAATAATCGTACCGTCGATGTTACCACCATCGATATTAACAGTCGCCAATGATGCCAGACCTGATGTTTCTACTGTAGTAAAACGGGCTGTATCGGGTGTTGATACACCGATCTGTGTTGCATCGATGTTGCCGCCGTTGATGTCTACTGTCGCAATCGTAGTTGTGCCTGAGACATCTACGTTGCTTGAGAACGTAGCAGACGTACCAGTGATGCCGCCTGTGGTCAGTGTACCTGAAAGTGTTGTGTTGCCTGTTACGCCTAGTGTACCTGCAACTGTTGCATTTTCATCTACGTCTAGCGTATCGATATGCGCAGTGCCGTCTAGGTATAAATCCCGAAACTCTTTGGTTGCTGTACCCAAATCCCGAAGGTTTGTGGCAGACGGAACCAAGGATGTAGCAATTTCAGAATTAACGTAAAGGACATCTGTACCTGCGTCACCAATGATGGTGTTGCCGTTCAGTGTTGTAACACCATCCACATCTAGGTTTGTATCGATCTGGACGTTGCCGCCAACAGTCAGATCAACTGCAACTGTAGCACTCTCGTCCACATCCAATGTGTCGATATGCGCTGTACCGTCTAGGAACAGGTTGCGGAACTCTTTAGCCGCCTCACCCAAGTCTCTTGCATCGTCAGAGTTAGGAACGATGTTTGTAGAAACCTGCGCATTAACAGCAACGGTATCAGTGTTTGCATTACCAATTGTGGTACTGCCGTTAAGAGTCGTATCACCCGTGACCGTTGCGTTGGTATCAACAGTTAAGCTGCCGTCTACGTCTAGATCACCTGTAACGTCTACGTTGTTCTGAAATGAACTGGCTGCAGTAACGGTTATTGAGCCGCCAATCGTTGCATCCCCTGCCATAAGCAAGTCAGCAAAGCGATTACCTACTGCGCCTAGATCAACAACACCGTCACCTGATGGCAGGATATTGTTTGCAGTGTTTGTGGCAGCAAGCTCATACCATGCCGCTGCAGAAGCAGTGTCGGATACACAGACGTATATACGGTTCGTCGTAGTGTTCAGCCACAGAGAACCTTTTGCATAACCTGCAACGGTATCATCTGTGATCGTAGGGTTTGATGTAGCGGTAGTATTATTGGCACCGCCTACCCCGCCGTTAACCTGCTTCAGATAACCTGCGACTGATGTTGCGAGATCGATCTTAGGTGCATTACCTGCAGTACCATCATGAGTATGACCTGCCGTACCGAAAGCTGTTTCGATCTGGTCGAATTCAGCGTTGAGGGGTGGAGCCGTAATGTCTGCGCCGTTGGTAATATCTGGTCTAGATTGGCGAGTGTAGCCTGCCATAATTAACGCCTTCCTGAAATGCTAAATTCAAATACTAAACCTTGAATTGTATATGGTTTAGATTGTCCAATCGTTGTAAAAGTAGCCCGTGCTGAAAAACCGGAACCTTGAATATCTGATGTCATAATCGGTTTAGAGTTTCCGCCATAGATGACGTTCACACCTGCGTAGTCTAGGTCTTGACCGCCGTAGGCAACGGGACCACCCTCGCTTTGATTGTTGTAATTGAGAGGTCGAGGGGTATTGGGTGTCCCCCAATCATAAGCCATTGAGAGGAAAAGCTCGACCGGACCTTCTGCCCTTATGAAGGTGTTTACTTTGCGAAGAACCTTGCGGGTCTCTGTGTCCCCAAAATCTAAATACGGCGTGGAATATACTCCAAGTATATCTCTACCGTTAAAAGACGTACCCTCCTCCTGACGATATACCTTACCATCAGAGTCGCCGTGCAAGACGTATTCTTCCAAGCCAATATAATCAGATGTTACGCAGGAGGTGCGGATGCCTACAATCTCTCCAAACTCCCAGCCAATCTGACCGCTCTGATCCGACAGACCGCCAATGATACCGTAACTTTCTTCGAGATCCTCTGTACCGTCACCGACAAAAAAACGGACCTGAGACTTACCCCGGATTACAACACCGTTTATCGTGTCCATGTCGTAATTTTTGATCATATTGACCAAGGTTACCTGAATAGATTTGGAAAGTGTGGTTAGCTCAATATCACCAATGCGGGAGGTTCCAGCGACAGGCCTAAAGCCTTCAGGGGATAAGAATATAAGATCTCCACCGATTTCAAGAACGCTATCACGGGCTACACAACCTACGTTTGTCGTTACTTGATCCAGAGTGAACCCAGCACTTATGTCAGGGCTTACTTTTTTGATTGCGTTTACGCCGAATATAAAAAGATCATCACGAAAAGGCTTGAACTGAACTACATTAAAACCCGGGGTGATCTGACCAGCACCATTGGCAACTGTAAAATCTAGTGGATCACTAGGTGAAGAGTGACAAATTACAGCCCTAGAAGTTAAATCGCCGCCTAAGAAAAGGTGGTTCTCAAAAACCTCCACAATAGCAGGAGCATTAACTACTTGATCACCACCGGGACTAGAAGAGCCTCCGGTATTAGTATTGGTCAACTGATACCAGTTTGTACCATCAAAAACTGTGGCAGGATTTACCCCGTCCACAAAACAAATCTGCGACCCAGATCCAAAGTCAAATTGTGTGTGACGCAACTTAGTTACAGTCCGACTACCGGAAGTATAATTAAGTGTAATGCCGGGGGGCAGTAGAATCTTCTGCCATCCTGATAATTCTATAAATTGGTACAAAGAATATGAAGGGGAACCCACATCTTTACGGGCGGCAATAATGTAGGGATTTCCTAAGTGTTCATTTTTATAGATTGCAATCCCAAGGATTGGACCTTCTGCCAGAAGGTCTCCAACCGCTGCATTTAAGCCCCCTAGTAAAGAGTACCCTTCAATACGACGATAGCCGCCATAAAGTGACGGCTCAAAGTTTACCAGCCTAGTGGCTGCACCCGGCGCAGCTTCGGCAAGAAATAGATGATTTTCGTTTGAGTTTAAGCCGCCAGAGCAGACAACTTTAAAGCTTTGAATTTCATCAGGCATTAAAACTGAATCCTAGTATCTCGAACCGAAGTGTAATTGTTAATGTAGATGGATTGCAGGTTCTTTAGACCGGACTCAAAAGAAACATATGCAGACTGAGACGCTTGGATGTTGTCTTTGAACATGTACAGAAAATACATTGCTCCATCGACTAGGACGCTATCAAATGAAGTAGGAATGCGGCAGACATCGCTAGCGTTAGTTAGATCTGTAAAATTTTGGTAATAGCGAAAACGGATTGTGTAGGCTCTATTGGGTGCAGGTGTTACGCCAAAGCCACTACCATGGCTGGCAAAAACAAAATCAGGAACATCCCGTCCCTGTGACCCCGCTGTGTAATCTGCATCCCGGTGACGGCTGTACCATTCATCACGCTCAATAAATTGAAGGGACTTGTACCCTACTCCTAGACTATCGTTTTTTTGGATCTGGAAACTATTCCAATCAGCTATTTTGTAGTTTACGGGCCATGTATACTCAGTCTGACCAGCAACCAATGAAATTGTGTGTTCAGCGGCATTAAAAGGCCAGCTATACTCTGCCTGATTAAGCCTAGCTACCGATGACTGCACTGCATCTTTAACAAGGGCGTGTACACCTCGTACCGATGGAAAATCACCTGCAACGATTTCAACTTCGTTTAAGCGTCGAAGAACCTGATTACATAAATCAATGTATGTAGTTGGCATGAATAATCCTCAGAAAAAGGTGTTGGGGGCAAGTTGCCCTGCCCCCGCTTAACCATTAGGCCAAGTTGTAGTTTGCAGTGATAAGTCCTTCTGGGCGAAGGATTTTTCGGCCATAGAGCTGTATGCCCCGGACGATGTCTGCGAAGGTTTCTGGTGAGCGGAAGCTCTCAGTTTTCGCAATTTGGTCAGCTACTGCGGCTGCGGAGTCATGGCCTGCGACCAGAACACCGAAGTTAGTTGCAGAACCTGCAGCGGCACTTGTCCCAGATCCTGTACCTTTGTAAGGAAGGTTGTTGGACTGATATACACGGAAGCCACGGATGGTGCCGGGAAGGCGACCATTGCGTACTTCTGAATCACCACCGAAGTCAGCGTTAATCAGCTTCGCATCTTCGTCCATCAGGATCTCTTTGAAGACAGGGTCTACAACGATCCAGCGACCATCTGTGTCCACGTTAGCTGCGTCCATAAGACGAGCCATGCGGTTCAGAACAGCCAAAGG